ATTTAGGGCTGCAAAACTGCAGCTCGGGTGGTCAGGAGCACTCACAAGGCAAGGTGCGTGAATACCTTCACAACCGAAGTCGTGTGTTAGCCTCCAAGAGATGGTGGCCTAGGCCCACATCTCTCGACCCGGAATCCAGTGAGATTTCACTGTCTTCTGGGCCGTCCGACCTCCTTCCAATCCGTACCTAGTCAGTACGGGTGAAGTGAAGCCGGTGTTTGGATCCAGGGCCACAAAAATATCCTTTTTGTGACCCAATTCCCTAACCACGTTAGCCATCCTCCCTGAAATAGGAAGAGAATGACTAACCTTGGTACGGAACTTACGGGCGGCGCGCCTCACTGATGGCGCGCTCTCCGGTACCACAGGGGGTCTGAAAAAGAACTCCCATGTGATTAACGGAGAAGCTAACTTCTCGGTCCACTCAGTCAGAGTTGGAAACCGAGGAGGATGCTCAACCCCAGGATCCCTCGTGAGTAACGGTACCTCAGAGGCTGACCCCAGCTCCAAGATTTCTAGGAGCCTGGTCAGATCTCGTTGGTATACGAGCTCACGAGCCCTGTCTGCTGCAACCTTCCTCATCAATTGATGGGGGGAGCGTATTACAGACAGGCCTGTCCCATAGGTGAGTTTAAACACATCTAGACCAGACAAGTAGGTCATCCACTTTGCCTGGTCATGGAGTGCAACTCGCGGAAAGAGAGGGTGGTTAATTCCCCCCATCTCCGCCTCGCTCCCAATTGGAATACCCAACTGGAAAGCGAGCCTCTGGAACTGAAAGAGGGGAGAGTAAACCCAGAGTCCACGCTTCCGTGACCTGCCTTGTTGCACATTTTGAACAACGCAGGTCATAGGTTGTGTGGCCCAGTTAACCTCCCCCTTGGAACCGCCCGGAGGCGCAACCCACGTCGACAAAATTGTTGTACGACGTAGGTTACCCCTCACATATGCGTGTTCCGTAAACAGTCCCTTTGTCGGGTGCCAGAATGACTTAGCCTTCTGGACACGACCGCCAACGGAACTAACAACTCGGTCCCACATCTCCCGTTTCTCTGCGGTAAACCTGCCGAAGAGAGCGTCATCACCGCACAGAAGACCTTCTGTGGGGGGATGTCCTTGGATTTCTGCTGCAAAAGCGGATACCAAGGGGAGCAAGGGGAACGAGGTTGGGTCTCCCATCATAGCACCAACAGAAGTTACTGGTCCGAGATCAGGCTGTTGCAAAGCATCAAGCCATGTCTCGAAATTAGTGACAAACTGTTGGGCTATATGGAAGTGTTCCCCAGCGAACCGTCCACCTACTACTACCCGATCCGGGTCCCAATCCGGGTTAGGGCGTAGTTGGTATGGAGACACCGGTGCCTCAAGGATTGACCTTGGGGTTCCCGTTGAATCTAACCATGTGGCGGCATCGTTGAGGATAACCCGCCTAGGGCCAAACAACAAGGGGAACCAACGAACGTATGGTTCTAGCCTTGAGTCAACCCTAGCCAACTCCTCATACAAAGATGAGGTGAGCCAGAACGGGTGGTAATCAGTTGCCGATGTCATATCGGCACTGTAATACGGACCTGAACTAGCAAGTTGGGCCTTCAGCTTCCCTCCGACGGATTCAGACATCCTCCTATCATTTTTAAGGAGGGCATCTGCATCACGCCTCAGGAGCTGTTGGACCAGGTTAACTGGTGTCAGAGTGGTAGTAGGGAGTCGGGTTTTCAGCCCTTTCTCCGGAGCAACCACGGGTAAGATAGGTATTATCTTAACCTTCTCTAGAACCCAGTTAACAGCCGTGCGTAGGTCGGACTGGTATCTACCCGCCGCCTCCGCACCGGCCACTAGCCCTGGAAAATCAGGAACAGTGGTCTCCTTCCGCCTAAGCCTCATCTTGGACGGAGTAGTGCCCAGCACCCTAAGACAAAGTCCGAGGGTGACCAGGTCACGAACTCCGGCCGAATGGCCTCCGATTGCTCGGGGATACCCGAGAGCTGCGTGGCCGGAGGGAGTTGTCGCCAGTTCTGGCGGCACCTTCCATGTCCGGTCCACGAAGCTACGGAGCCATGGCCTCCAACGAGAGTCTTCAGCGGGAGGAGGAGACGTTAATCTCTCCACCAATCCCTGAATTCCCGCAGGATCATCGGGGGGAGAAGGAAGTGCTCTGCCCATATAGGACATCACTAAACCTTCCCATCGCTCCTTCAGACTGGAAAATAAGGCAGGTCTTTGATAAGACTTACCGAAGTACCAGGCTCGGAGCTCCCCCGCTGACTGCTTGAGCTCAGTGGCTGCATCAAAAGGACAGGCTAGTAGGCGGATTTTGAACCGTTCTACAGCCCTGGCACATCTACTCGTTAGAGAGAAGGCCCGTCCCTTTGACCTATGTTCTAAACGGACTTCCTGGAACGCTAACAACAGCGCATCCCAGGTAGCACGTATAAAACGTAGTAACTCTAACTGCCTGAAATATCGTGCAGCTAGAAGCCTTTTCTGCTTATCTGCCTTAGACATAGACGAGAAAACTCGTAATGTGTCTTCCGCATACAAAGCCAGAAGAGGTAAAGATGTAACCGTTGGTTCCGGTGGCACGGGTTCGTGCACAGTAACCAAAGGGTACATCCCAACAATAGTCATACCCGACCATTGGAATTTCCGCGAATTCGCGAGAACTTCCACTGGGATGAGGAACAAGGGCGTGACACCCCTTGCCAGGCCCCTATGGGAGTTGTAGAAATACTTACCCCTAGGGAACTGGTGACTACTATTGTGAACAGTCTTTCGACTGGCCACGGGTGCCACCTCCAAAACTGGAGTTGTCACCGACTG